CCTGCGGATCGCAGATCCGCTCGATATTCCTCAATAGCTCAGTTGGTAGAGCATGCGGCTGTTAACCGCAGGGTCGTTGGTTCGAGTCCAACTTGAGGAGCCACTCAGACAATGCTTTGCCGTCACTTCATTGTGACGGCAGGGTAAAGTCGATTCCCTATATGGGCCTTTAGCTCAGTTGGTTAGAGCAACCGGCTCATAACCGGTCGGTCCCGGGTTCAAGTCCCCGAAGGCCCACCAAATTAAGTTAATATGGCCCGGTAGCTCAGTTGGTTAGAGCGCTAGCCTGTCACGCTAGAGGCCGTGGGTTCAAGTCCCATCCGGGTCGCCAAAAACGGTACCGTAATCGTGCCGTTTTTTCTTTCGCTGCTATAGCTCAGTCGGTAGAGTGCATCCTTGGTAAGGATGAGGTCACCAGTTCAAATCTGGTTAGCAGCTCCATATTAAAAAGCCTTGTTTCTTTGGTAAATCCATTGAAACAAGGCTTTTTTGTTATTTTATACGGCTTTGAGCACTGCTGCACGAAGTTCTTGTAGCTCTCGCATAATGTCAGCCATAGGCGTTTTTTGCACTTCGCTGATGGGACTAAATGTGGGACTGAACAAGGCGGCTAATTGCTCACCTGCACGCTCAATCATATCCTCGCCGGTGTGAGTGTAAATCTTGGCGGTGATCTCTATAGACGCGTGTCCCATGAGTTTGCTTGCGACGTTGAGCGGTACGCCCGCACGCTCTAAATCCGTGCAGAACGTGTGGCGCAGATCGTAGGGAACGATAGGCGGCAGCTGCTCGGCAATGGGTGAGATTTTCCCCGCCGCGATCAACTCGCGTTCGGTATCATCCATAGCGGCGCGGAAACCCTGCCACATGGCACGCATGGACTTATCATCGTACAAGTGCCCGTTACGTGGAAAAACCAATTCACCGAACGAACCGGCTTTCGGCAGGACTGCGGCAAGCTGTGGGATGATCGGGATTTTGCGAACGCCTGCGTCTGACTTGGGGTATTTCTCGGCGCGGGTGTCCCGGTCGTATGCCTTGTCAACAGTAATCATACCGCCTGTAATATCGGCGTATGTCAGCACAAGGCTTTCCGCCGGACGCAAGCCACTATACAGCAGAGTAAGCACCCACGTCCCCGCAGGATGCGTCTTTGCAGTTTCCAGTAAAATAACACGTTCGCGGTCTGTAATGCTCCTGTGGCTCTTCTGCTTGCCAGTACGGGGCATCTTCAAATCTTCCGCAGGATTATTGACGCACAAGCCGTTCTGCTTGGCTGCGCGGAACATCTGCTCGATTGCCTGCTGCACCTTCTTTACGGTGTCCGGCGCACGTCCTTCCGCAGAGTTAAGCGCTTCCTGACAGTTCAGCGGACGCACTTTGCTGACTGGGATATCCCCAATGTAGGGATAGACGTAGTTCACAAGTCGTCCCTCAATCAGCCTGCGCGTGGATTCCTTCACGCCGGACTTGTAGGTTTCTACCCAGCGTTTTCCCCATTCCTTTACGGTAACACCGGCTTCAATGAGTTTACTTCCGGATTCGATCTCTGCGCGTTTTGCCCTGATTTTCTCGTTGAGTTCCTTTTCGGTTTTTGCTCTCAGGTCGTAGTGCTTTCCCATATACGTTCCGGTCTCGCGGACAAATCCGCGAGGGTCTTTTTTTCGACGTGGCATTGCATTTTCCTCCTATTTTCGATATAATAAGAGGGTAGAATTCCGTTGTACAAGATTTCTACCCCCGTATAACGTCCGCCGGTTGCCGCCGGTGGGCGTTTTTGTTTACGCATTTTTCATGGCTTTTGCAATCGCCTGCGCGTGCATTTCCGCCTGCTCCTGTTTATAAATGCTGATTTGCTCCAATATAGCAAGCCGCATGATAACAGGACGGTCAAACTTCTGCATCGTATAGATGCCGCTGTTGCTGTATATGGAAATTTCGCCAATGCTTTCCGAAAACTTTGTTTTCACAGATACATTGTCGATTTTATCAAGCGGAACATCGAGTATTTCTTTTTTGAAAATGCCTTTCGTGCCCATCAAACGCTTATTTGTTAAAACGAGTTTAGTTTGCTGTTGTGCATACATTCCGTATATTACAAGCGCGTCAATAACAGCGATAAGCCAGGCGGATTCTAAACCGTTTACAATTCCTCCTATTGCGACCCCACCGAAAAATACCGCAATGGTAAACACACTCCATAGGGCTATGGAAATTTTGTACCACATGAAAAATCGCGGTGCGTAGGTGCATTCGGTAACAATTTTTTCGTTGTTCAGCAAATTAACATCCACTGAGTTACCCTCCCTTTTATTCCTTATACTTTGGATTTCCCAGCATGATTTCAAGGAAATCCAATGCTTTTTCCTGCCCGTCCTCGGTAAGCTGATTGAATATTGTCGTCAGCCGAGATTGACGGGCGATTTTTTGTGTCTCATCATACTGCGCGAGATCGTGCAGCATAAATTCGATTGAGTGTTGCATACGCTCTAAGCCTTTTAGATTGGCTTCGAGCCATGCCTGTTTTTCCTGCTCGGTTGCTTGACCGGCTGCTACTTTCTGCTGTAGCTCCACCATTTCCGGCGCACTGTTTACACGGATTGAAGCATCAGGGCTTAACTCGTTCATGCTTACGCCGAGCGCGTTTGCCAGCTTCACAATGTTTTCGTGCGAAAGCCGTTTGCTACCTCTTTTTACAATCGAATATAGTGTTGTATACGGCATTTCTGCGCGTTCTGAAAGCGCACGAAGTGAAATTCCCTGCGATTTTGCAACTTCTTCTATTCTTTCTCCAATAGTCATATTATCACCCTTGTAACGCATTGCGCATAAAATTGTTGACACCAAAACGTTTTGCGTATATAATTCAATCATGGAATATCGCAATGCGAATAAGAAAGGAGACTATATGCGCATTGACAGAATCAAGTTTGCCGCTGTTATGGCGAAAAGCGGCAAGCGCGGAAAAGATATCGCGGAAATTGCTGGTGTCTCTATGTCGAGTGTCTACGGAATAAAGCAAGGCCGTAGCTGCTCGGCAGAGATGGCAAGCAAGATCGCAAGTGCTTTGAATGTACCCCTTAACGAACTTTTAGAAAAGGAGAATTAACCCATGGATAACAAAATCATTGCATTTACTAACCCTGAATTTGGCGAGGTTCGCACGCTGAACATTGAGAATGAACCGTGGTTCGTAGCGGCTGACGTTTGCAAGGCGCTTGAAATCGGAAATCCCACCGATGCCATGCGCCGTTTAGATGCTGATGAGCGCACCCTCGTTTCAATCGAGGGTGCCAGCAACGGGCTTTCGGTAAACGCCGTGAATGAACCCGGCCTGTACACTCTGGTTCTCGGCTCTCGCAAGCCGGAGGCCAAAGCGTTCAAGCGATGGATTACGCACGATGTTATTCCCTCTATCCGCAAGAACGGCGGCTACATTGCCGGGCAGGAAACCCTCAGTCCCGAAGAACTGATGGCAAAAGCCCTGCTTGTCGCCCATAAAACCATTGAGGAAAAGGACAAGCTGCTTTCCCACGCTGCCGAACAGGCGAAGCTCGATGCACCGCTCGTCCATTTTGCAAAGGGCGTTACCGTGTCCAAAACGTCCATCCTGATTTTTGACTTTGCAAAAATTCTCCGTCAGAATGGCGCGGATATGGGCGGCAAGCGCTTTTTTGCATGGCTGCGTGAAAATGGCTACCTCGTCAAGCGCAATGGCAGTGATTACAATATGCCTACCCAGCGCAGTATGGAACTCGGTCTGTTCGAGATCAAGGAAACTGTGATTACTCACTCGGACGGTCACACCACCATCAGCCGCACGCCGAAGATTACCGGCAAGGGTCAGGTATACTTCTTCAACAAAATCCTCGGCACGAATATTCCGGAAGATATGGAGGGCTAACGCAATGGATTTTTCGGGATATTGCATTAACCGCACACAAGAGGCTTTGCAGCTTGCGAAGAATTTGAGCGAATACGTTCGCTCCTTGCCTCTGACCAATGAGCAGAACGATAAGCTCGTTAGCATGATGGCCGATTGCACGCAGAAGTTTGAAAGCGATGCGTTTACTCTCGGCTTGAAAGCCGGAGTGCAGGCCGCAAAGGAATTGCTGTAATTAACCATACCACCCGAAAGGAGCAAACACATGAAAAACAACATCGTTGCATTCAAGTATGAAGAACAGCAGGTACGCACCATCGAGAAGAACGGCGAACCGTGGTTTGTCGGCAAGGACGTAGCAGCTATCCTCGGTTACAGTGATACCGCAGATGCGGTCAAGAAACACGTTGACCCCGAAGATAAAGGGGTCGGCGAAATGCCTACCCCCGGCGGCAAGCAGAGGATTATGCTTATCAACGAATCCGGCCTGTACAGCCTTATCCTGTCGAGCAAGCTGCCGACGGCGAAGGAATTCAAACGCTGGGTTACTTCCGAGGTTCTTCCGTCCATCCGCAAGACCGGTGAATACAAGATCACACCGGCACAGCAGAACCGCCTTGACATTATGGAACGCAACAGCCGCGCCCGCGAAGCGTCGTTGTGGCTGCGTATCTCCGCGCAGGTAAAGTCGGATACTTACCGTCAGGTATGCGCAAGTTACGCAAGCACGGTGCTCGCAGGCCGTGAGGTTATCCCGCTGCCGCAGACCACCCAACATCATTACTCCGCTACAGAAATCGGCAAGATGTTCGGCGTGAGCAAGCAGGCTATCGGCAATCTTGCCAACACATACGGCATGAAAACCGACGAATACGGTGCATGGTACCACGACAAGTCTCCGTACTCGGCAAAGGAAGTCGATGTATTTAAGTACAACGATCGCGCCGTTCAGCGCTTCCGAGACCTGCTCGCGTAAAACAACACTCAACAGTAAGTCCGGTTTATTGGACTTTGCAGCAAGGCTATTTGTGTCCTCTTGAAAATCGAACAAACGTTCGCTATACTATATGTCAGATAAAGGCGAACGGTTCTTATTGATATTTCCATTTTAAGGTAATATCATAGGAGTATACAACAGGAAAGGCAGGAACCAAACATCATGGACAACATCGACCGTTTTACCGCAATGCTCAATTCATGCACAAACCCGCTGCGCATATACAATGCGCTACGAATGATCGCCGAAACGCCATTCGAGCAATCCGACGATGTGCGCAAGAAACGCGAGATCATCGTCGGAAAGGTTGCCGGACTGGTCGAGCAATCCGAGAGCCTTTAACAACTCAATAGACATCTCTCTTGTGATTTCCCTCGTTTCGGCTTCGGTCGAGGCGGGGGCTTTTTCTTTTTCTATGCCGGTATCTAACAAGGTATCGGCAGAGATGTGAAGAACCTTTGCAAGCTGTTTGATTCTCTGCGGGTCAGGGTTTCGCTTTGCAGTTTCGTATCCACAATAGGTACTCTTTGTAATGCCTATTTCGTCGGCTATTTGCTGCTGGGTTAAACCGGCCTTAATGCGAGCAGCTTTCAGTTCTTCGTAGAATTCCATGTGCTCACCTCCTATGAGTACAGCATAACACTAAGTTGGCGTTCTGTCAACATTTTTTGAAAAATCCCTTGACAAGTTGGCGTATTGCTGATAAACTGTAATCACAGGTTGGCGGAGCGCCAACAAATGAGAAGGGAGGTGCAAATATGTATCCGAATTTGATGGGCATGAAAGCGTTTCACGGTCTGACATCTGATGATATGGGTAATATCTTAGGTATCAGCAGAAATGCCTATGAATCCAAAATGAAAAGCGGACGGTTTACGCCGAAAGAATGCAAGCTACTGTGCCGCTATTTCAAGAAGCCGTTCACTTACCTGTTTGCCACGGACGATGAAATTACCAACGGGGCATTCGGCGTGGAGAATGACAACGAGAGCGCATAAGCGGAGGTGAGAGCAATGGATCCGGTACTGATGTCGCTTAACATCGCAACGATGGTTATTCTGGTTGTGCTGATTGTGCTGATGCGCAAGTGGTACAAGCGGTAGGGTGCAGGTCTTTGTATACCTGCCATGACAACGATGCGACAGACAGGATAAAGGCAAGCACAGCGAGGGCGGTAGTTATCCAATAATGGAAATTTTCTCGCCGTTCGAGCTTAGCGCGATGGGCGCGTTTCATTTCCCAATCGCGTAATTCAGCTTGTGTTTGCGCTTTGTTTTGCGGGTTAGTTGGACGAAACAATAAAAACAATCCTTTCTGAAATAGGGTGATATCAATGAATGTAAAAAGAGTTTGTTCATCAAGCGATTTTGGCACGGCGCTTGCTGGTTTCGCTTTGGGATTCGGTGTTTGCACACTGCTTTGCAAGGTCTACGACGTGTATATAGACGGTGAAATCAGACGAGCGTTTCCCAAGCGAAGAGAAACCCGATGATGTGCTGAATGCTCCTTTCCCGGATATTATACCACGGTCAGGAAGGGGAGAACAAGTGGAGGTGAACACCGATGTATATCCCACCTTTTGTTGCCGGAGTGCTGGCAACACTGGGCGTAGAAATGGCGCTGCTTATTGTGTGTGCGATGCTGCGTTGCGGCAACGATGATGATGAGCGATAACACACAATCAACACACTAAGCAACACACCGATAACAAACCATCAACACACCAATAACACACAGAAAGCGGAGGGTTGAACGAATGACAGCAACGGAATTAAGCAACCGCAGGCGCACGGTTGAAGGCCGTTTACGCACGTTCGCAGGGTGCGAATATATTACCACAAAACAGTTAAAAGACTGGTTTGGCGTTAGTTATCGTACCGTGCAGAGGTATTTAGATGGTGTTCCGCGTTTAACTGGCGGTCGCTATCATGTGGCCGATGTGGCTAACCGATTGGTGCAGGCGGAAGCGTCTGCGTAACACTCCAACAACAGACCACCAACACACAGATAACACACAATCAACACACCGATAACAGACCGATAACAAACCATCAACACACCGAGGCGTAAGAAAGAAAGTAACAAAGAAAGAAAAGAAGTATATATATATTCTCCCTACGGTCGAATATATATTAATTTAACTTTCTAAGAAAGAAAGAAAAGAATAACCCTCTCACTACGTTCGAGGGTTACAAGAAACTGCGAAAGGGGATTGAAACCAATGACCTACAAACGCTGTGGCTGGCTTGCAGGAATGTGTTTCCTCGGTGTCCTGCTCTCTGGTGGCATGACTGAGAATGGCCGCATTGACCTGTTCAGCGGTGCGGCTATCATGCTGGCGCTGCTGGCAGTCGGATTTGTAGCCGCAAGGGCAAGCGTGTTGCTTGCGGCCTATGAACACCGGCAGAGATATCGCGGTCGTTATCGCTGAGGGGAGAAAACAGGATATGACGGAAGCAAGAAGGAAAACGTTGAAAGTCAAAGACATGCAGCGCCGGGTTATCGGCAAGGCGATGAACGCTGCTAAGTACGGCTTGCAAATGCGCGAGAGCGCAAAGACAATCAGCATGAGAACGGAGGACAAGCATGGTAGTAAAAATTAACGGCTCGGCGTTTGACATGGCGCGGGTGATGCGGTTTGCACCACACAAGAAGGACGGACTGGACTTTCGACCGGAGGATGTATGCACACTGGACGAACTGGAGCAGCGCTGCGAGAAGATGGCAAAGATGCCGACACAGCAGGTTAAGACCGTAGATCGCATGGGATGGCGGTTTGTGCTGCTGAAAGATATCTACGGCAACACGTTCCCGCAGTGCTTTGCACCGCTCAGCGGTGAACTGGAATACATGCAGGAATGAGAAAAGCCGCTGACGGACGGCAATCCGAACAGCGGCAAAGAAAAATAGGTTTACGGTGATTATAGCACTGGAGAGGAGAAAAAGCAAGATGTTGAAGGAAACACTGCGCAAGCTGATGAACCTCGGCTTGGAGGAAAAGCCGGAAGGCAAGATCACCGAGGTAAAGATCGGTAACACTACCTGCTCGGTATGGATCATGAGCAAAAGTGCAAACGGAACGTATCAGGTTGACCGCCGCTTTCACCGCTACAAGAGCACCGGAGAAAACGTATGGTATGAGGGGCTGGAAGAAGTGCCCGAAGCCGAGGTTATCCGGGCGATGGAGGCGGTAAACAATGCGTGATACTATCACCGGATGCCCCGAGCGGGCGTTAGAGCCGCCGGAGAGGGCAGATCAGGAGCGGCTTAACCGGTTGCAGGATATGCGGGAAGCCGAGACTGCTATTGGGCTGTATCTGGAGGATTACACGGATTTGTTTCCGCAGGAAATCGAGAGCTTTCTCGATGATTTGAGAATGGCGGTTTATGACTTTGAGCAGGAGGATGAAGAATGAGCGTGTATGAGAAGTTAGCGGCAGTTCAGCGAGAACTGAAAGCGCCGAAGGGACAGTTTAACAGCTTCGGCAAGTACAAGTACCGCAGCTGCGAGGATATTTTGGAGGCGTTGAAGCCGGTGCTCAGTAAGAACGGCTGTGCGGTTGTGTTGTCCGATAGCGTGGAGCAGGTTGGAGATCGCTTTTACATTTGCGCTACGGCCACTATCACGGACTATGAGACCCACGAACAGGTACACAATACAGCGTTTGCACGCGAGGATGCGGACAAGAAAGGCATGGATGGGTCACAGATCACCGGCACGGCAAGCAGCTATGCACGCAAGTATGCGCTGAACGGCTTATTCCTGATCGACGACACCAAGGACGCGGACACGGACGCATACCATGAGCAGACACACGCGGACAAGAAGCAGTCGGAAGACCCCAAGGTTGCGGCGGCGGTAGCCAAGGCGAACGAGGTAAAGAAGCTGCTGGTGAAGATCAGCGGAGACAAGGCGGTTGCAAAGCAGTTGTGGGACGATAAGTACGCCAAGGACAAGGGCGATATCGTCAAGATGAATGCTGCGCTGCTGGAACTCGAAGATCAGTGGCGCAAGATCGAGGAAATGCAGAGGGAGATTGAACAGGCGTGACGCACGAGTTTGACGAGGCGAAAGTTATCCGAAATGGGCTTGGCAACTGGCTTTGCCTGCATATCAAAAACGCGCCGATGGCGCGGGCGGAAGTAGACCAGATGCAGGCAGGCCGCCGCTACTGCGCGGAAATCAAGCGCAAGTATGACAAGCGGAGCGGGCGAGCCAATGCATTCGCGTGGGAACTTATGAGCAAGCTCGCGGCAAAGCTCGGCATGAAGCGCGAGGAGGTTTATCGGCAGTATATCCCCGAAATCGGGGATAACTACCGGTTGGTGCCGTATCCGAACGAGCAGACGCGAGACCTTGTTGCTGACCTGTGGAGCAAGCAGGGCTTAGGCTGGGTGACGCAGGATTGCAACGGCGGGTACTTACTCTGTTACTATGGTTCGAGCACTTACAGCACGGTACAGATGGGCAGGTTGATTGACCTCATTGTACAGGATTGCAAGGAGCAGGGCATTGAGACCGAGCCGGAAAGCACGGTGATCGGCTGGCTGAGCAAATGGAAGCCGGAGGAGCGCGGGGTATGAAGTGGGGAAACTACAAGAGATTTGCAAGAAACCCCGGCGAATTTTCGCACAAATACGAGTGCTGGGCTTATAACCACAGAGGTTGGGCAAAGATGAAAAAAGCAAATCGCCGGACGGCAAAGCGCAGACTGGAACGCGCGGCGAGAAAGGACATGGAAGAATGAGACGGCAGACCAAGTTTACCGGCATCAGTCCGGCGGTATGGCGCGAATGCTGGGAGAGGGACGGCGGCATTTGCCGTCACTGCGGGAAAGGCGGTGTGCTGCAAGTGTGCCATTTTGTATCGAGAGCGCGCGGCGGCATGGGCATTCCGACAAACCTTGTGATGCTGTGCCCGGAGTGTCACCGGGAAATGGATCAGGGCGACGGCAAGGAAATCAAGCGGGAAATGCGGGAGTACCTGCAAAGCCTCTACCCACTGTGGGATGAGAAAAACCAGAAGTATACCAAGGAGACAGGGAGATGAAAGTTGATTTAGAAAAATATCGGGAATACATCGAGACCCGAATTGCAGAAGGCGCGAGCTTGCGAATGCTTGAGGACGAGATTGGAATTGAACGAAAAAAGCTCTCAAGAGAGATGAAAAAAGCAGGCATGCGTGTTCCCACGAGAATTGAGAGCGTGAAGTTTCTGTGGAAAAATCATAAACATCCGAACATCGGGAAAACGGGGAGCTTGTGTCCGTCATATGGACGCAAGATGTCAGACGAAACCAAACAGAAGCTGAGAGATGCGATGTCCGGGGATAAAAATTATCACTGGTCAGGAGGAAGGAAGAAACATTCGGGCGGATACATTCTCATATATCGGCCGGACAGCCATTTGGCGGATAAACATGGTTTTGTTCTGGAACACAGACTTGTTGCTGAGCAGAAATACGGAAGAAAGCTAAAATCTTCTGATATTGTGCATCACATTGACGGAAATAAAACAAACAACAATCCGGAAAACATTGCTGTACTGACAAGGGCAGAGCATGCAAAACTTCACAACAATTTGAAAAATTACAACAAATGGAGGAATACAAGTGCTTAACAAGATTATTTTACAAGGCAGATTGACTGATGATCTCGAATTGCGGCACACGCAGTCGGGTACTGCTGTGTCAGGCGGAACGCTCGCAGTACAACGCAGCCGAAAGAATAACAACGGGGAATATCAGAGCGACTTTTGCTCTATCGTATTGTGGGGTAAGCTGGCAGAGCACGCAAGCACATGGTTCCACAAGGGCGATATGTGCATTGTATCCGGCCGTTTGGAAAGCCGCGACTGGCAGGACAAGAACGGCAATAAGCGCCGCTCGTGGGAAGTGCAGTGCGAAAGCATCGACTTCTGCGGAGGCAAGAACGAGGGCAAGCCGAAGGAGAACAGCGATTTTGCGGATATGCCGGAGGAGGATTCGGACGTTCCGTTCTGAGGTGATGGGAAATGAACGGGCACATAAAACTGCACCGTGCGCTTACGGAGTGGGGATGGTACAAAGACCTCCCCACCTGCAAGCTATGGCTGCACGTCCTGCTGAGAGCGAATTACAAGGCTTGTGAGTGGCAGGGTATAGAAATACCGCGTGGTGCGTTTGCAACCAGCTATGCGGCACTCTCGGCGGAAAGCGGGTTGTCTGTGCAGCAGGTACGGACGGCGCTCGGTAAACTGAAAAAGACCGGCGAAATCACGGTGGAAACCAATCGGCACTATACAGTTATCACGGTCAGCAAGTACGACGAGTACCAGAGCACCGAACGCGACGAAGTGACGACACCGGCAAAATGTTCGCCGAAGCCTAAACCGAAGCCCAAAGCCCAAGAAGCCGATAAGAAACTCGACCTAACAGAACGATTCTCGGAGCCGGTATGTTCGGCGGTTCAAGATTGGATTAGATACAAGAAGGAGCGCAGGGATGCATACGAGCCAACTGGTCTCAGAAACCTTCTCACGATGATTGAGAACCGCGTAAAGCAGCACGGAGAACAGGCAGTAGCCGAGGTTATCCGGCTGAGCATGTCGCAAGGTTGGAAGGGTATCATTTGGGACAGAATCGGAGACAAGCCGAAGAAAACAAAAACGGATGCGCCGATGTTTAACGGTGCGCCCACCGCCAGTGACTGGGAAAGTGAGTGGGCGGCACGAGTGAAAGCCAGCAGAGGTGAAGGATGAAATTTGTAATCAAAGGCCCGCTGCCGGGACTGAATGAGTTGATCGAGGCGGAGAGACGACACCGGCAGGAGGGGGCGCGGCTGAAAAAGCAGTGCGAAACCGTTGTGATGCACGCGGCAAGACAGCTCGGTGGTGCGGAGTTTGAAGAACCGGTGTACATGATTTATCGTTGGTACGAGAAAGACCGGCGGAGGGATAAGGATAATATTTGCGCGTTCGGGCGCAAGGTTATTCAGGACGCGCTTGTTAAGGCGCGGTATCTCAAGAATGACGGTTGGAAAAACATCGCGGGGTTTGAAGACCACTTTTATGTAGATTCAAAAAATCCGCGGGTGGAGATCGAGATTATTGGGAGGGACGAAGAATGAAGGAGCTGAAATGCGAGCTGTTCAACGACAATTTCCAGAATTACAAGCGGTACGGCATACCGAAAGCACAGCTTGTCATTGCGGATATTCCGTATAACATCGGCGCGGACGCTTACGGGAGCAACCCGATGTGGTATGTTGGCGGAGATAACAAGAACGGCGAGAGCAAGAAGGCAAAGAGCAGCTTCTTTCGGACTGACGGATATTTCAAGATTGCAGAGTATATGCACTTCTGTAATCGGCTTTTGAAGAAAGAACCGAAGGAAAAAAACGCTGCACCGGCGATGATTGTATTTTGCGCGTTCGACCAGATACAGACGGTGATGGAGTACGGCAGGCGGTACGGGTTCAAGAACAGCTATCCGCTGTTTTTCACAAAAAACTACTCGGCGCAGGTGCTAAAAGCCAATATGCGCATTGTAGGCGCAACCGAATTTGCGGTTGTACTGTATCGAGACAAGCTGCCGAAGTTTAACAACGGCAGGCAGTACGACGAGGACGGCAAGGTCATTCGCGGAAGCGGAAAGATGGTGTTTGACCATATCGACTGGGAACGGGACGGCAGAGAGATTCCCAAGCTGCACCCGACGCAGAAGCCGGTGAAGGTGCTGAAAAAGCTGATTGAGATTTTCACAGACCCGGGCGACACGGTAATTGACCCTTGCGCCGGAAGCGGTTCAACGCTCAGAGCGGCGCGGGAGCTGGGAAGAAACAGCTATGGGTTTGAACTGGATAAGCAGTTTTACCGGCTTGCCAAAGATGAAATGCTGAAAGAACCGGAAACGGTACAGATTGGGTTGGAGGGTGTGGTATGAAAACCTGCAAGTGGTACGAGCCGTTCTGCGGTGTGTGCTGCAACGGTGACAGCGGGCACAGGGCGGATTTCCGGTTGGAGGATGAGACGTGCGAGGAATGGGAGGAAAACAATGTGGAGTGAAAACCGGAGTAATTGGGCAAACAGGACAAAGGAAATTTGCCCATTCTCGCTGGCAGACAAGGATAAAAGATTTTCTGCCGAGTGTGTGCACGAGAACTGCGCGTGGTATTCCACAGAACGCGGAGAATGCGCCGTAAAGGTTATTGCGAGACAGGAGGAAGACGATGGCGATAAGTAAGAAAATCCGCGAAGAAGTATACCGCAAATACGACGGACACTGTGCTTATTGCGGCAGAGAGATTGCATACAAAGATATGCAAGTAGATCATTTTCTCCCACTGAGGGCATGGGGAATTGAAGATGCGGGGACAGATGATATTTCGAATCTCATGCCGTCCTGTCGAATGTGCAATCATTACAAGCGAGCCCATACGCTGGAAACATTCCGGCGCTACATCGCGGAAATTCCGAGAAAGCTGCGCGAAAATTACATCTATAAGGTTGGCGTAGTTTACGGGAATGTGATCGAGAATGAAAAGCCGATTGAGTTTTACTTTGAGAAGCAGAAAAGTGCAACTCATTTGGGAAAGGGGTGCGAAAATGGATGAATACATTGACCGTGAAGCGGCGGAAGATGCCGCCGGAGAAGCGTATCTAAAGGGGCTTAATCCGGTATGGGCTGTACGTGACGTTCCCACTGCAGATGTTGTGCCAGTGGTGCGCTGTAAAGATTGTGAGAACGCGCAGAACGAGTGTGGCGGCATGATTATATGCCGTGTGTACAAGCACATAATGTGGTTACAGGATTTTTGTAGCTATGGAAAAAGAAAAGGCGGAGGTGCGGACAATGGATGAATACATTGAGAAGCACAAAGCAGTCAATCTTTTGACCGCTTTAGAGAACGAATTCCAGCAGTTTAAGCCGTTCAAAGGTTTTGAACACGCAATGTATCGTAAATTGTGCGAAACGGAAATCGCTATCGGGAAATTACCGGCCGCCGATGTTGTGCCTATGGTGCATGGAAAATGGATTTCATTCTTGGACGGCGACCATATCATGCCGGAACGATACTACCGATGCTCACGTTGTGGCAGAGTAGAGAGTAGACGACAGCCGTATTGCCATTGCGGTGCGAAGATGGACGGTGCGGAATGAAGATATACCAAAATCCGTGGGTGACGAGAGAAAGCTACTTTGTGAAAACCGGTACTGCAAAGTCAGCAAAGATGGAGGCGGCAAAATCCAGTGGATACTCTATTGATTTTTGGAACGGCAAGTGGGTTGTCCGCAAGACGGCTTATTATAACAAGAGCCTATCTGAAATGCCTGTTGTTTGCGAAAACAAATGCAGTTTGCAGGCGCGAATTGACAAGGCGATTGTGGATGCGGTTCTTGGGTTTGTAGAGGCGGCGAAGATGGACGGAGGTGCAGAATAATGCGGAATCCGTGTAAAGACTGCATCTATTTCAACAAAGAGAATGGAACTTGTCAGTCGAAGAAATGCGCTACTTATGGTGACGGAAAAGTATCTTGGATTGATAGATTGTTTTGTTCTCCGTGCAAAAATTGAGGAGAGGCGGACAATGGATTTAGAAAACAAGCATTTGGCGGCCGGGTTAATCTGTGCAAAGATGTTTGATCCGATTGAGACAACGTGCGATCTGTCACTTTTCTCTGCTGATGAGCGCTGTTTGATTGAGACAATCGTACAAAGCATTATGAAGAATATGGACGGAGATGCAGACAATGGCTGAGGTGATTGGGCAGAAAACCGTTAAAACACGGAAAGACCATGTGTGCTTTGGCTGCGGTCGAAAATTTCCCAGTGGAACTTCGATGGAACGCAGTTGTGTAATTGATAACGGCCTGTGGAGTTGTTATCTTTGTCCTACTTGCCAAGAAATTACCGCTTCGCTGAAATACGGCGATGAATATGGATTCGGTGATTTAAGAGAATACGCTTTGAAAAAGGAAGGTGCTAACAATGGCTGAACTGAAACCTTGCCCGTTCTGCGGGAGCAACAGAATCTCGGTGGAATACCTATATTTTAGACCTTATATCATTTGCGAGAAGTGTCACGCACAAATCCCTTGCTATAACACCCATCCAAAGGCAAAAGAAGCGTGGAACAGGAGGGCTGACAATGACTGAATTAAAACCTTGTCCGTTCTGCGGGGGAGAGGCATCCGCTTCTTGTGAACGCAAAGCGAACTATCTGTATATGGTGAGTATGCCTATTTTCACCATCGAATGTCGTGTCGGTTGTGAAAAATGCGGAATTTATTTTCGGCAGAACAGTGTAATTTCACGAGCAGAATATATAGCACCTGTTACCAACAGGGATAGATACGAAGAAGCTGCTGAAGCATGGAACAGGAGGGCGGACAATGGATCGAATTAACAATGAGGTATTTGACAGGCCAATTAAACCGGTGGCGGCGCGTGCCCTTATCGCAACGGTACGAGATATCGCACCGTATCTCACGATTGGTGAGTGTTGTTCGATTGTAGCGGTCGTGCAAAACGCTATTAAGCGTATGAAACTGGAGAATAAAAAAGAATGACCGAAGAACAAAAGAACTGTCCCTATTGCCGTACAGACGCAAAATGTTTAGGCGACTTTATAATTCACAGGAATTTTTATGACAATAGTTATGAATTAGTTGCTATGGCTGAATGTAGACCCAGCAAAATCAACTATTGTTTTATGTGCGGCCGTAAGCTATCACTAAAAGATGAGATGGAGGTAGAAGATGATGAATAAATGCGAGATTTGCGGCTCAAAGCTGAAACATGGCACCGGTAACGCAATCTGCATTACTGTATGCAGCATGATCAACCATTCGACGAGCATTTCCAATATGTCGTACTGCGACGATTGCTTTAAGCGCATTGTGTACAAGCCGCTGCGAGAACTGGATGACAAGGCGCGGATGAATATTGTGTTTGATGGAATCGAGGAGGCAGAATAATGAAATACCGCAAAAAGCCTGTTGTGGTTGAAGCTATCCGGTGGACAGGCAAGAACCAGACGGAAATCGACAAGTTTTGTGGAATGAATGTCGTGTGGAGTGAGAACAAGAAAATGTTCCTTGTTTTAACTCTTGAGGGAACTATGCAGGCATCTGCTGGCGACTACATCATCAAGGGTGTAAACGGCGAGTTCTACCCCTGCAAGCCGGATGTGTTCGCAAAGACATATGAGAGGGTGGAAGATAATGACGATTGATGAAGCTATCAAGGTTGTAGACGCGATTACGGAAAATGCATTTGAAATCTGGAAATTGAATACAACAGAGTTTCGGGAGTTCCACGCGATGTGCGCGGACGCGCTGCGGCTGATGAAGAGGACGATCTATAAACCGAAGGGCGAGAACGCTGCGCCGGACACATGGCAGGAGCGCATGAAGCGCGAGTACCACGAGACGAAGGAACGCTATGAAAAGCTGAATCGGCTACTTGTTAAGCACGCGGCGGGCACGCTTGATTTTACGCTGAAATGCCCTATCGAGCTGCTAAAAGCACAGCGTGAGCACATGTCTGACTATCTGTATACGTTGGAAATCCGTGCGGAGATTGAGGGAGTGAACCTGTATGATTGACCTGCACAAGCTGGACAAGTTCCGGCTGAAAGACAGAGAACGCGAGTTTTACGGATGCACCGGCGACAGCGGAAACGGTGTTTTCAAGGTGTATGTCGGCGGCAAGTCGTTCCGGGTGATCGCAAGCAACGGCATGGGATGGGAGCACGTTAGCGTTTCGCCCGGCTCTGCACAGCGCAAGTGCTGCCCGACGTGGGACGAGATGTGCGCGATTAAGGATATGTTTTTCGGCGAGGACGAGCGCGTTATGCAATTCCACCCGCCTAAGTCGGAGTATATAAACAACCATCCGTACTGCCTGCACCTGTGGAGACCGGTAGATACGGAGATTCCGCACCCGCCGATGATTTGTGTTTGAGGTGATACGGTGGATTTTGAAGAAATTGCGTTCCGCGTATTGATCGGAATGCTGTTGGTGTTTACAGGCTGCACGTTGGCAGCACTGGCGATTATGCTGCTTAAAGCAGCGTTAGGAGGATTCGCATGACGGCTAAGTACATCAAGATGGGCGTGGAGGAATGGTACACCGAGGTTTACAAGTGTATATCTTGCGGTGCGGATACGATGATGATGAACAACGAAAGGTATCGACAGCCGCGATTCTGCGCAAATTGCGGAGCGGCGTTTACGCAGGAGGAAAACGATGAACGCAGTAAGTGAAGACGTAAAGCTGCTCGTGGAAAAGGAACTGGAAGCTGCAAATGAGCGGTTCTCGCAGTTTCACTCGGAGCACGAGGGTTGGGCAGTAATGCAAGAAGAAGCCGAGGAACTGCAAGAAGAATGCGCCAGTATCGAGATGGCGATGGAGCAGCTCTGGCACCGTATCCGTGACGGTATCCCGACGGCGCAGCATGTGGCTCTCGTTGAACAGTACGCCGAAGCGGCGGCTTGCGAGGCAATTCAGGTGGCGGCGATGGCGAGAAAGTACCTTGATATGTTGGAGCGGATGGACGAGTGAAGCGGTATAGCGCGGAGATGCGACAGTATCTGGACGAGATGCGGCGGTATGAAAATTGGAGATACGGAAATGGCGAAGAAAAAGAAAGTCAACCCATACCGAATACCGGCGACGCAGGGTGACATAGAAAAAGCCAAACGAGACGCAACGAACACGGCGGTTGCGTCTACATGGGCAATTATGTTTAGCGTTCTACGAGATAAAGAAGGGTACGACTATGCCAAATTACGTCGGATATGGGATGAAACAAACTACCTCGCAGACAGTATCGCCCGAAAATACGTTAAAATCGACGATCTGATTGAAGAACTGCGGGAGAATGGAATAGCATTAGCATGAAAAAGAAAAGCGAATGCGCTGGGTGCGCATACTGGCGAGTACTGGGTACGAGCCAAGGGTCTAAGCTATGGGCGTGCCATTATTTGATCGACACGGGGAAATCGCGCGGATGTGAACCGGGTGTGGGTTGCGTCCGCAAGGCGGCGAGAATCAGCCGCCGTAGGCGATATACACAGCGCGGCATGGAGGAGGTAGTGGCACACGACGACTAAAGAATGGCTCAGACGAGGGATTGATCTGGAAAAATCAATCTCTGCGTTGGAAGAAGCACGAGTAAGGGCGTGGACACGGGCGACAAGCGCAACGGCGACGATCAAGGACACGCCGGGTGGCGGCGGTGACGTGACCGCAAACAAGGCGGATGCGTATCTTGCCCTGTCCGAGAAGATACAGAAAGAACAAGAACGGCTTGCGCTGATTAAGGCCGAGATTATCAGCACCACGGCTAAGGTGCAGGATGCTGCGCTGCGGGCGTTGCTGATCGAGCACTATGTAAACGGTCGGACGTGGAGAGAAACCGCCGAGAAAATGAATTACAACGAAGTGCACGTTCGTGGAAAGATGCACGCGCGGGCGTTGCGGGCAGTAGAACATATACGCACAGGCTGTGCATAAAGCTGTGGAAAACGGGCTACACAATACTACAAAGAATGGTGGTATAATGATATCGTGATAAAAGCCCTAAAGGGCGGAATCACGGAGTTTCGTTCCTCCGCTTTCAGCCCGCCGAAAGGCGGGTACACGCCCGGAAGCCTGCGTGAGGGCTGAGGAGCAAAACGCCTTTCACGGAACGAAGGCATTGATTATCCTTTCTATTCTTTCGGCGTGTCTTTTGCGCGGCGCGCCGATATGCTCCAAAGCCTGCATGAGGGTGACGGAGTAATAACATTTACGCTACAATGAGAATGGAATGCGGTGTCTACGGGCGACAGGCACCGCAAACATGCCCGGATGGCTGCATGAGGCCGGACGGGTAACGTAGCGGACTTTTGGCAAGCCTTGCATGGTGGACAACGTGCAAGGCAATCTGTTCCCAAAGCTGCATGAGGCGGAGGGAGCACAACGCCTCCAACGAGGACGATAATATTCTGACAGCTCGGAAAGACGAGCGCTGTTTCCGAACGCCTGTGAAGCTGCTGCAACGGCTTTGCAGAGTTCAGCGGGTGCTTGCAGGCACGCCGCAACTGGGGTCGCTCCCCGCTGTAACCTTACGAGGGAATCAGCCGGATTACAGACCGATAGCAACTGCGACACGACGGAGAGCAACGCCGAACAGCCCATAATGAGAGGGCGAGTGCTGCCCGGATAAGCACTCACACGGACTTAGTGAGCCGAGAGCAAAACAACCGGTACAAAGTTACAAAGCCGATACGGCGCTTTCGGGTGGCTAAGTACACGCCGCAAAAGAGCACCAGTCTGTTTATCTCTTGCAATAAACATACCTACTCATCAGGACGGAAACACAAGTAAACTTGCGAAAGTGAGGTAATACCTCTCTGGATTTCATACAAACCGTTCTGGACAGCGGCGCAAGCCTCGGTAAAAGCCCGACGTACAGACGCGACGATAGCGCCCATACCTCCGCAGGGAGGTATACCGGTTTGCATAGTAGCTGAAAGCAGGTGCAAGTCCTGCGAAACCGAAACAGTCGTATAATGGGAAACCCCGCTCACCTTATGGCTTTGGTGAGCGGGGTTTGTCATGGTATTTACAATCAGGCAAGATAAATATTTTCGCCGGTCAGCTTTTCTTCGCGCTGCAAGTCGATAGGGCAAATGTGCTGGAGAGTAGAGCCTACCGCAAGTTTTAGACCTTCAAACTTGATGCGGCCTGAGAACAGGCCGTTCACGGTATCGGCCTGCGCTTCGGTTGGAATGAATGGCGTTTGGATGCCTTTGCAGTCGACCTCGGAAAGCTCGCGCGTGTGAAGGTAATGGTTTCCTTCGCCCTCGATAAATTTCCAGCTTCGGAAGATCAAAGAACCGTCTGCACGAATTGCAAGTTCGAGCTGCAGCGGCATAGCAGGCGAGAAAGGACAAGCATAACAGATCAAATCTCCGGGTTCGAATCCCTCAAATTTGCGGCTGAGGTCGATGGTATAAACATCGCCCTCAAAATTCGTCGTGTAGTCTTTCACTACTTGAATTTTCATTTTGCTGCCTCCTTTACTCGGTGATAATGCCCGGCGTGCCGTAGTAACCGTTGTCGATTTTGGTTACAACTTTGGATTTGTCCACATCGTAGGGGGTGAGGACGGAAAGAGTGAAGAAATCATAGCACTTTTTATTGATGAAAAAGTTGCCGCTGTAGCCCTGCGCCTTGTAAAAATCAATCCAATCCTGTACGGTTTTGTTAGGAATCATGTTGCCTGCGTTGTCCCAAACTCTTAAATCTGTCATGATATTTTTTCCTCCTTGTTTGTTGTGAATAGTGTATCACGTTGTAAGTCCGATATGCAGGACTTTAGGTTTTGCGCTGTTGTGCTAATTGTACCCCGATGTGCGGGGTAGTGTCAATATGTTCCGCCGCAGGTGCGTGAGCCGGGCGGGAGATTAAACAATTTCAAAACTGACACCCTCAATGAATAAGATAGTACCGTATCCGGGAAGAAATGCACAACGGCGTCCAACCCATTCCGGGTGATTACCTTGGTAATCCTGATAGGTGGATTTGTAGTCGTTGCCGATGCGGTCGTATTCTGCTTTTGTGATGCGTACCATGGTAAGTCCTTTCTGCCCTCGTGACCTCCGGGGCGGGTGTGGTTAAGCTGGTTAGTCAATAGCGCAGTAGGTAAGGGCATCATAGCCCATATCAGCAAGCGCCTTGGTCATTACCTCGGCAGCGGTCTCGCGCTTGTATGCCTGACCGGGAATGTGGAAGCAGATAACCCAACGCCGGTTAAAGCACTTCCACTCAAAGCAGCCGCATCCGGCCTCCTTGCAAGCCTGCTCAATCTTGGCGGACTGCCAGCGCGGGAGCATGAGCGAGGGCGCATCTAAATTGCAGGTTCCGCCGTCCTCAACTTGTGCGGCTGCGGCTTTGCCGATCTCGTACACCTTGCGTAGATCGTCGCGGAGCTTGGCGTACTTGCCGGTAAGCGGCTTCGGCTCGGTGTGTTTAATGGTGTTCATGGCGTGTACCTCCAAATGAAAATACTTATAAAATACTTACCATGTCATTCGTTTCGGAAAGAACTGATATGACCCGTGTAGTGGGAAATCTGGCTCGCCATCAAAATTGTTAGCGTATGCTGAATATATGGATTCCGGTACATGTGCCCTAGGATCGGTATCTTTCCAAATTCGTTCCTCGTTATCCCTATATACGGGGCGAGACATTCGATCCCAGCCTATGAAAGTTAATGTTTTTGACATGATTCTTCTCCTTCTGAAAATTAAAATTTATGGGTGCGGGCTTTAAGGGTGAACCCGCGAGAACCGTTAGCACTTGGTGAGCAGCAGGCGGCGCGCATAGGGAAGACCGCACTCGTAAGTTTTGCCGGTCTTGCGATGCTTAAAAGTAATCATGCCGCTATAGGGCTTGCTGCTCGTACGGATGGCGATCACCTCGAAGATATCGCCGTTTACATCGCTGCGGTAAGTTTCGCCGATGGTGAAAGCCTTGTTGATGATTTTCATTGTATTTACCTCCTTACTTAATGCAGTAGTGGCGCAGCTCGCTGTCCAGTGCGTTAGAATCGAGCCATTCATCGAAGCCTTCCGGGTAGCGCTTCTCGATCTCATCCATGCACCAGCCGCGAAGCATTACCTGTGCCATGTAGTTTTCTCTGTCGTGCTTCTCGGTGCTTTCCCATGTAGCGAAAAGCTGGTCATCGGTCAGGTTTGCGATTTTTGCGATTGCGATTCTCTCGGTTGCGGTCATATTGCTTACTTCCTTTCGGTGTTCGTTTCCTTTATTGTGACTATAGTATAATATACTTGCGCAAGTATAGCAATGGGCAAAATAACTATATTTGCGCAAGTATATTTGTGGATTATGTATATTTACACAAATATATATAAGGCGTATAATAGCTATCGTTAGGAGGTGCTGTTATATGCCATCCAGCAAGGCGCAGCAGAAAGCAACCAATAAGTACATCAACAAGGCTTATGACCGAGTTAATTTGACCCTGCCGAAAGGCAAGAAAGAAGAGATCAAATCCCATGTGGAAGGCCGGAGCGAAAGCGTGAATGGCTTTATCGCCCGTGCGATTGATTGCCAGATGGAGCGAGACAAAGAGGAGGACAAAGCGTAGTGTATGATAGAGTAGATGCAAGCAGCGGAGAGAGCCTGTGCCGTACTATGGCAGAGGAATGCGATACCGCGATCTTAGCATTTTCCACAGGTAAGGACAGCATTGCAGCGTGGTTGCAGTTGAGGAAGTATTTCAAGCATGTAATCCCGTATTATTGTTACACTGTGCCGGGTCTGGAATTCGTCGAAAACAGCCTTGCGTACTATGAGGATTTTTTCGGCACTCACATTTACAGACTGCCGCACAGATCACTGTATCGGCTGCTGCGAAATCTGGTCTTCCAGTCGCCGGAGCATGTAACCAAGATCGAGGCGCTGGATTTGCCCGGCGAAGAATATGACGATGCCGAAATTGGCGAGATCATCCGCGAATGCAAGCGCCTGCCGGAATGCGTATACACTGCGACTGGCGTTAGAATGGCAGATAGCCCTATGCGGCGTATCGCCATGAAAACACATGGAGCGATCAACCACAATGCAAAGCGGTTCTATCCGGTGTTCGACTGGGTAAAGGCCGACCTGCTGCGCGAATTTGATGCAAGCGGTGTTCGCCTGCCGGTAGACTATAAGCTGTTCGGCAGAACGTTCGATGGTATTGATTATCGGTTCTTGAAGCCGATCAAGGAGAATTTCCCGCGAGACTATGAGAAGATTATCACATGGTTCCCGCTGGCAGAGTTGGAGTTATTCAGGAGGGGCGAACTGTAATGGGATATTGGAACGACGACGAAGTTAAGGAAACAAAAGACGATCACATTGAATTAGAGCAGCTCGAAAGCGAGTGCCTCGATGAACTGGGAGACGTAGAAAAGAGTTTCCGTGAGCGCATGGGCGCTGAGAACAAGCGATTCCGCGATATGTGCGACACTGAATATTGGTGTTGTATCTGCTTTACCAGCAGAGCGCAGAAAGAGGAATTTCTCGCATCCCTCGAATTCGATACCGATCTAAAGTATATCGAAGGCAAGGAATTCGCGCGGGCGGTCAAGCGTCCGATTAAAACCGAAGATATGAAGTTTGCGCGAATCGGCAAAGGCTCAAAAGAATATTTGAGCAAAATCATTGGTGAATAAATATAACGGAAAGGATTATCTGCGAAAGATAGTCCTTTTTGTATACTCTGAAAGGAGGTGTAGAGCATGGGTAGTGGTTATGGCAGCGGTAGACTGGCAAACCGTGGTCGTTCCGGCGGCACTCGTCGCCGCAGTGTAGCGGTTGGCCGTCGTGCGGTTGGCGCTCGTGGCGCTCGCTCGTCCTCGACCTAAGCAAACACAACTCAACAGACAAAGCACCGGGAAAGTCTCGGTGCTTTTCTATTGGGTGAAAGGAGGTTATGAAATGCCGAGAGGCAGACCGAAGAAAGTAATTGATCTTGGAGCTGTTGAAGAACTTGCCGCAGAGGGCAACACCCAAGCGGACATTGCGGACGCTCTGGACTTTGCGAGAGGAAACTTTCTGAATCGCAAGGATGTAAGGGCGGCTTATGTGCGCGGCGTGTCACAGATGCGCTTGCGTTTGAGACATTGGCAGGTACAGGCGGCTAAAGGTGGAAATATACAAATGCTGATCTGGTTAGGTAGGCAGTACCTCGGGCAGAGCGATACCCCTGCGCCGATGGAAAGCGACAACGACAACGGCGTGCAGCCGCTCGTTGATATGCTGATGAAGCCCGCACCGGACAGAGACATAAAGGATTTTGAAGATGGATAATATCCCCGCACCGTTCACGAAAAAACAAGTGGATTATTTCTATAAATCCCTTCATAGCTGGTTCAACGTGGCCGAGGGCGGCAAGCGTGGCGGTAAGAACGTATTGCAAACAACGGCGTTCTGCGCTCGATTGGAAAAGCACCCGAACAGATTTCACCTCATTGCAGGCGTTTCTACTGCGTCGGCAATGCTTAATATCATCGACTGCGACGGTTACGGCATGATTAACTATTTCGGCAAGCAGAATTGCCGGGTAGGTAAGTACCAGAACCGAGACTGCATCTACGTCAAGACGCGGAACGGCGCTGAGAAGATTGTGCTTGTATCCGGCGGTCGTAAAGACGGCGACGAGAAGAACATCAAGGGCAACACTTACGGCCTTGCGTATATCACCGAGGCAAACGAGTGCCACCCTAAGTTTGTGCAGGAAGTCTTTGACCGTACCATGACGAGTGGCGACCGTGGCATTTATCACGATCTTAACCCGAAGGGCGAGAACCACCCGTACTACACGGACGTGCTCAACTTCCATATGGAGAAGCAGCGAGAGAACCCAAACTACGGTTTCAACTACGGACATTTCACCATTGCGGATAATCTTTCCGTATCGGATGAACGCTTGAAAGAAATCCTTGCGACATACGACCGCAAGAGCATCTGGTATCAGCGTGATATCCTCGGTATGCGACGTGTTGCAGAGGGTCTGGTTTATCCTATGTTCTCGACCGAGCTGCACGTTACGGATGGTGAAGGTTCCGGCAATCGCTGGTTTGTGTCCTGTGACTACGGCACGATTAACCCGACCGTGTTCCAGCTTTGGCGGTTTGACGAAATGACCTGCAAATCAACTTGCGTGCGTGCGTATCGGCACGACAGCCGCAAGGAGAAGAAACAAAAAACAGATGAGGAATACTACGCCGATCTTGAAACGTTCGTTGGTGGTCAGTATATCGAGGCGATCATTATTGACCCATCGGCTGCATCGTTCAAGGAAACAATCCGCAGGCACGGTAAATTCCGTGTGCGTGACGCAGACAACAGCGTGCTTGACGGTATCCGTCTGATGGGAACGCTGCTTGCTGCTGGTTATGCACAGTACAATGCAAGCTGCACCGGAGCAATCGACGAATTCGGCATGTATATGTGGGACGATAAATCCCCCGAAGATGCGGTTATCAAGGAGTTTGACCATGATATGGACGCATCACGCTATTACTTCCAGACGATAGTGCGCCGAGAGGTTAGAGCAAGGGGGCTTGTGAATGTTTGAACGGTTGAAGCAGTTAATAAAGGCGGTGAGGCAAGCAATGATTCCGGCAAACAAAATTGAAGAACTGACAGGGGCAACGGCGGTCTATGATTCCACGATGCAGTCAAACATTGACCTGTGGCGACGGATGTATATGGACGATGCCGAGTGGCTCGGTCAGCACGGCAACCGGAATGTTGCGTCTTGCGGCCTGCCGTCGGCTATCTGCCGAGCAGTAGCACGCCCAACCACCATTGAAAGCACCATCACTGTTGATGGCGGCGCACGAGCAGAGTTTCTGAATGAAAGCCTGCGCGGTATGATTCCGCACATGCGAATTGACGTTGAAAAGGGTCTCTCGGTCGGCGGTTTCTTCTACAAGCCGTTTGTCTCAGAGAACCGTGTGCTTGTGGACTTTAACACAGTCGGCAGCGCGTACCCGGTCAGTGTTGACAGCAACGGCGAAATCACAGCGGCAGTGTTCGCGGATACCAAGCGAGAAAAGAACCGATATTATACCAAATTGGAGTACCACGAACTGAAAAGCGGCGTGTACACCATCAAGAACAAGGCGTACAACTCCGACAAGAACGGTAGTATCGGCTCGGAAGTACCGCTGAATACTGTAGAGGACTGGGCACAGATTGCACCGGAAACGACGATTCAGAATGTAGAACGTCCGCTTTTCGGTTTTTTCAAAGTGCCGATTGCAAACAACATCGAACCAGAAAGTCCGCTTGGTGTGTCACTTTACAGCGGCGCAGCAGTTGACCTCATCCGGCAGGCTGACCAACAGTGGGAACGGCTCATGTGGGAATATGAAAGCGGCGAACGCCGTATCCTGATGAGTGATTCTGCGATTCCACAGCGCGTTGCAGATGAGCACGGACTATTGCACACGAACCCGCTGCTCCGTGACCGTCTGTTCCGCCGGATGCCGTTTGAAAACGCAGACTTCTATCAGGAGTTTTCGCCGGAATTCCGCAATGATGCACTATACAAGGGCTTCCAAGACACATTGAAGATGATCGAGCTGAACTGCGGCTTGTCTTTCGGAACGCTGTCCGACCCTCAGACGGTAAACGCAACCGCAACCGAGATCGTATCCAGTAAGCAGACAATGTACGTCACCGTGAGGGATACGCAGGCGGCACTTGAACACGCTCTGAACGGCCTGTTGTATGGCATGGACGTTTACGCCACGCTTTACGGTCTTGCGCCTGCTGGTGATTGGGACTTGCAGTGTGATTGGGGCGACGGCGTTGTGCAGGACACCGAGAGCAAGCAGAAAGAACTTGCGGATATGCGCAATGACGTTTCTGCCGGTCTCATTCGAGGCGAGCTGTACATTGCAAAGAAGTACGGCGTAACCGAGGAAGAAGCAAGAGCAATGATGCCGAACGCGGAAAAGCTAACAGATGATGAAGAATAATCAAACTGTTAGCAAATCGACTTTGATAATCGCATATCCCACTTTGATAAAGTGAATCCAGCGCCGCAAGGCGCTTTTTTCATGCCCGCAACGGCATTAAACTACGGAAATTGGCTATCCTGCAAGCCTAAAAGTGCAGGCAGATCGGTGACGGCGACCACCTAAAACGCCTAATCTGAAAGGAGTACACACATGAAGAAAGAAGAACTGTTAGAAATCGGTCTGACTGACGAACAGGCAGATAAGGTTTTTGCACTGAACGGCAAGGATGTTGAGAAATACAAGTCACAGGCGGCAGAAGCCAAGAAAGACGTTACCGACCTGCGCGACCAGCTCACCCAGCGCGACAAGGACATTGAGGACTTGAAGAAGAATGCGGGCGACGCGGACGACTTGAAGACCAAGCTCGACACCCTGCAGAAGAAGTACGACACCGACACCGCAGAATTCCAGAGCAAGCTCGATGCCCGCGATTATGCGGACGCAGTACGCGCCGGTATCACCGCAAAGGGTATTAAGTTTACCTCCAAGGCGGCAGAAAAGGCATTTATCGCTGACCTGACCGCAAACAAACTGGAAATGAAGGACGGCACGCTGACCGGCTTTGACGATTACTGCAAGAAGCAGCAGGAATCCGACCCGGCGGCATTTCAGAGCGAAAAACCCGCTCCGACGTTTGCAAATCCGATTCAGAATCCCGCACCGCATACGGTAAGTGCTGCCGGTCTGGCTGCACAGCGGTATTCCGCACAGTTCGCACCCAAGGGAAAGGAGTAAATAACCTATGGGCACTTATGTAAACAAAGTTGACGGTGCACGCAATCCGTCTATCCTCGCAAGCGAAGTTGGCCTGATCACCAAGACCCGCCTCATCCCCGCAACCCTCGGCACCGCTGATGGCAATCGAAAGGTTGTTAAGCAGGGCACTATCTTCCCGCTGAACGACAACACCGCAGAGGGCATTGTGTTTGAGGATGTGGACGTAACCAACGGCGACCGTGTAGCTGCGGTTATTGTTGCTGGCCGCGTATATGCAAACCGCCTGCCCGCACAGCCGAGCGCGGACGATAGCTCCAAGACTGGCGCAAAGTCCACCCTCGAAAAGAGCGGCGTTGTTTTTGTTAACGCGCCGGAAACCACCAGAGCGTAAAGGAGTAATAACCTATGGAATTTGTAGAACTGCTGAAAGAAGCTGAACTGCTGGACTTCGGTCAGAATTTCAACATTGCACGCCCGGAGCTGTCCGGCGACCGCCTGTTCCCTGACCAGAAGACGCAGAATATCACCGCAAAGTATCTCGCAATGTCTGACAGTGCATACCTGCCGACCATGGCAACCGTGCATGCGCTCGACGCAGAGGCACAGATCGGCTCCCGTCCGACCGCAAGCATCGTAACCGTTGAGAAGCTGCTCATCAAGCGCAAGATCAACCTTTCCGAGCGTGTCCGCCTGCTTCGCAACCACGGCGTAAACACCAACAACGAGATTCTCGACTATATCTTTGACGATATGGCGCGTCTGGCCGAGGGTGTAAAGACCCGTACCGAGGTTGCAAAGCAGGAGCTTCTTGCAACCGGCAAGATGACCATCAACGAGAACCACGTCAATACCACTATCGACTTCGGTGTTCCGACCGACCACACGAACAAGGCTTTCGATTGGTCTACCGAGGCAAAGGCAAAGACCATCCTCGACGATATTCAGGGCGTGCGCGACGCTGCTATTGCAACCGGCCGCGTACTGCGTGAGATTGTCACCAGCTCTGCTGTTCTCAGCCTGCTTGCTAAGAGCGCTGTTATCCAGAACGCGCTTTTCGGCTCTGCTTTCGCTGGTCGTCTGGCAACTCAGGACGAGATTACGAGCCTGTTCTCCCGTCTGTTCGGCATCGAGCGCATCACTGTAAACGATCAGGTTTACAACTACGAAAAGGCAGACGGCACGCTGACCACTCAGCGCTACTTCCCGAAGAACAAGATTGCGTTCCTCGCAACCATGGCAAACGGTTCGTTCGGCGCTGGCCTGTGGGGTGTAACTCCGGAAGAGGAAGCACAGGGAGCATTTACTGCTGCATCGCAGAACCAGTACATCACCATGACCCAGTGGCAGACCCCCGACCCGGTTGCAATCTGGACTAAGGCATCCGGTATGTTTATCCCGGTTCTGCCCGACCCGAACGGCCTGTACATTGCAACTGTAACCCTGCCGTCGTAAAGAAAGGAGCAATCCGCCGTGTACGCAAACTATGACTTTTACCGCACCTGTTACAAGGGTAATCTGATTGATGAGAAGGATTACGACCGCGTAGCAGGGAGAGCGGCGGATATTATCTCTTGCGCAACGCTCGGACGCTCTGACGGCGTTCTGAGTGACACTGTAATGCACCGAGTAAAACGCCTTAACTGTGCGCTGGCAGAAGTCATGCACAATCAGGAAACCGCAGAAACCGCCGTCTTTTCTACGGACGGCGGCGCGGTATCCTCTGAGAGTGTCGGCTCGTGGTCTCGCAGTTACGGCGCTAACTCTGCTATTGCTGCACAGGTGCAGAGCATTGAAGATCGGCAAAAACGACTTATCGCACAGTATTTGTGCGGTACTGGCTTACTCTATGGCGGTATCGGCTGATGAAGTATCCTATTACTCCGGAATACCTTGAAAACGCTCCTAAATCGCTTGTGAAAGCAATCCTTGCAATGGAAGATGATCTGTTGCGTGAGATTTGCTCCCGATTCAAGCTGACCGGCGAACTGAATGAGGTAACGATAAACGACATACGCACGCTGAAAGCATACGGTCTGGATATGGATACCATCGAACGGCGTATCGCAAATCATACCAAGGCCAGCACGGAGGAAGTGCAGGATGCGCTTGACCGCGTTGTAAAGCTGAACCGCGAGTATTACGGCGAGCTGTCCGACAAGGCGGGTATTACAATGCCACTCGAAATCGTGACGGCGCGAGAAATTGAACTGATTCGCAAGCAAATGCTCGATGAGTACCGCAACATTACCCGTTCTTTGGGTTTTGCTGTGCAGATGAACGGCGAAATCGTGTTCCGCCCTATCGCTAAAGCCTATCAGGCTGTGCTTGATAAGGCAGAAATGAAAGTGTACTCCGGCGGCTTTACGGTGCAGCAGGCACTTGAAGATGCTGTACGGGAACTGGCTGACAGCGGTATTCGTACCGTTGATTATGCGTCCGGCTGGATGAACCATGCTGACGTTGCGGCGCGGCGCGCTATTGTAACCGGTCTGAATCAGGTTACATCCAAGTATGCCGAAGAAGCGGCGGAGGTGTTGGAAACCGACTTATACGAAGTAACCGCCCATCGTGGAGCACGCGATAAGGACAAACCGCACGTTTGGTCAAATCATAAGCGCTGGCAAGGCAAGGTATACGCCACGAAAGACGGCAGCAAGTACCCGAATATCTACAAGGTTTGCGGATTGGGACAGGTGGACGGTCTGGAAGGAAGTAACTGTCGACACCATCGGCATCCGTTTTTGGAGGGCGTTTCTGAGCGCGTCTATACGGACGATGAACTAAAGAACATCGACCCGCCGCCGTTTGAGTATCAGGGCAAGACTTACACCGCCTACGAAGCGACGCAGATGCAGCGAAAGTTGGAAACGGCTATGCGGAAGCAGACGCGGCGCAGAATGGCGTTTGAAGCTGCCGGTGATACCGAGCAAGCCGACAATGCAAGGATACGTCTGCAAGCGTTACGGCGCGAATACAAGGCGTTTTCCGAAGCGGCAGAATTGCCGACACAGTTTGAAAGGGCAAAGGTGACAGCATGAAATTACCGCACACCGTGACGATCTTTCAGCCGTCCGGCCGAACAGTGCTTACAGGCGTGTTGCTGGAAAGTACCAGAGGCACAGCGGCAACGAAAACTGCACTCAACAGCGCGGATTCCGTCACGCTGCATATCCCTCTGCCGTGCGAACTCACGCTATCATCTGAAAAGGACTACTTCGCCCGTGGTGATGTTCCGGATGAGGGCAGCTACCAGAAATGCCGTGAGAAGCACGAGACATACCGGGTGACAAGCGTTTCGCGCTATGACTACGGTCTGTTGCGGCATTTGGAGGTGGGCGGCCGATGATTTACTATTCCCTGAATCTGAAAGTGCCGAAAAACGTACTGGAAAAGCGCGTCGCAAAGGCTAACAAGTGGCTTTGTGAGGAAATCATCAAGGACACCGATCAGTTTGTTCCCGCGCGAACCAAAGCGCTGGCAATGAATGTGCACCGGCACGGGCATGCCATCGTGTATGCCTCGCCGTATGCACGTTTTCAGTATTACGTCAAGGTGATGATCGACCCGGCAACAGGAAGCACATTCGCGCCTAAGGGCGTGCGCAAGGTGTTGACCGAGCGCGACCTTAAATACAGTAAGGCGGTGCACAAACACGCGCAATCGCACTGGTTTGAGGCAAGCCGCGCGGTGAACGAGGGACACTGGATGGAAGGAGTGCGCAAGATTTTGACCGATGAGTGAGAAATTGAACACGGTAACAGCTCGTGAACAAGACGGTGTTTCACGGGCTGTTCTTTTGTGGCTGAAAGGCTATGCTCCCGAAATCGAGTTTGAATATCTCCCGCCGGAACGGTCAGGCATGATGCTTACCAGTGTACAGAGCGCGTATAAAACCGCACAGTACATTGACGGCGGATATGCTGCACAGTACCCGTTCGGCGTGATGTATCGCGCCCTGCCGACCGACAGCGAGGAACGTCTCGACGTTGAATCCTTGCTGAATGAGCTGGGAGCATGGGCGGAAGAAAACCCGCCTGATCTCGGCGAGGGAATGACCGTCACATCTGTTGAGCGAACGACCCCTGCGGGGCTTATCGCTCGATACGAAGATTTAACCGAGGATTACCAAATCCTCTTAACCATTAACTATGAAGTTGAGGTGTAAAAATGGCAACTGAAAAGATTAAACGTCCTCTGATTGCACACTTTCTGGATACGTCCGACAAGATGGGCGAGTATTCGGATGCAAAGTGGGGACGAATCGGCAAGAACGTAACCGAAGCATCTACGGACTACGGTGCACAGACTGAGACCGAGCAGGATATTATCTCTGATTCTGCAACTACTGAGATTACCGGCTATCAGCCGACCATGAGCGTTTCTCAGCAGTGCACCAAGGGCGACGGTGTGTTTGAGTTTATCGACAAGAAGCGTCGCGCTCGTGCTACTCTGGCAGATTCTCACGCATGGCTGCTGAACGTGGACATGTGGAATGCTACCAGTGACAGCGACACTGCAACCTACGTTGCAGAAGTACAGGAAGTATCTGTACAGGTTGATACCTACGGCGGCGCGGGCGGCGAATCTCCGACGCTGGAATATACGCTGAACTATGTAGGCGACCCGATCCCGGGCACTGTTAAGATCACCGGCGGCGCACCGGTATTCACTGCGAACGTATCCGTATAAGGAGGTAACGAGGAATGGATAGTATCCGCGTAAACAGCGGCGTAAAGGTTATTGAAGTCAACGACAAGGGAGAGACGATCTCCCTTCCGCTGTCTGATGATAGCTTTGTCAAAGGCTTTTTCGACCTGCTGAATGAAATCAAAGACAAGGCAACGGCTATTTCTGAGAAGAAAGGCGACGTTCTGGACACTCTGGACGATATCGTAGCGTTTGACAAAGACGTTAAGGACAAAATCGACGCGCTGATTGGCGAAAATACTTGCGCGAAGGTGTTTGGTGCGGTGCTTCCGTCCTCCGACCAGTTCCTTGATTTCTTCGCACAGCTTACCCCCATCATTGACAGCCACGTTGAGAAACGTGCAGCAAACATGAGCAAGTACAGCGCGGAGCGTGTCGGCAGTGTTTAACATGCTGCTCGACCGCCTGCCAAGCTCTTACAAGGGGTATCTGATTCGCACGGATTACAGAATCGGCATTCAGATTTCCCTTGCGCTGGACGACCCGAATTTAAGCGATAATGACCGTGCATGGGTGGCATTATCCTTGCTTTACGGAGCAGGGATGCCACCCATTGACATTGCACTGGAAGGTTTGCAGTGGTTTATTCGCTGTGGCGACGATAGAGAGATTGAACCCGGCGGTAAACGCATGATGTGGTTCGATTTCGATTCTGCACGGTTGTACGCATCGTTCCGGCAGACGTTCGGCATTGAGCTGCACAAGGTCAATCTGCACTGGTTTGAGTTTATGGCAATGATGGAAAGCCTTAACGAAGATTCGGCAATGTCTCATGCCCTGCAAATCAGAGGCACGGACACAAGCAAAATGAAGGGAAAACAGAAACAGGAATACGAACGTCTCAAACGTAATTTAACCCCTGCACCCGCACTTTCCGAGGAGGAAAAGGAAGCTATTGACGCTTTCTGGGCGCAGATCAATTAGAAAGGCGGTGAATAAATGGCGGATGGCTCTATCAGAATCGACGCTACTGTAAGCGACGAACAAGCGAAAAAGCAGATTGCACAAATGACGAAAGACATTGAAAAGCAATCAGCCGCCGTAGATAAACAAGCCGCAAAGGTACAAAAACTTGCTGAACAGTGGAACAAGGTAGCCGCTGGCGGAACGAAGGGCATTAAAATGCAAGCCGACCTTGCAGCAACGGAGAAAGAAGCCGCACGTCTGGCTGCTCGGTTGGATGAAGTAAACGCTGAGATTGAAAAGGCTCAGAGCGATTACAACACCAAACTGAAACAGGCGGCAACGGGCGCAATCCCACAGGAGGAATTCTCGGAATCGGCGCAAAAGCTGAATTCGCTTGTTGCTGAATCGGATAAATTGGGCGAAGCTCTGCGAAACGCAGATGATAAAGCGGCACAACTGAAACAACAGCTTGCTGAGATCAAGCAATCGTCCACGATGAGCAGCGCCGGTCAGAATGTGCGGCAAAACCTTGCCAATGAGACCACGCAGTTAGAGAACATGAAGGCCGGGCTGAAACAGTCCAAGTCGGAAATGAATGACTTCGTAAGTCAGACAAATTCCAAAATGGCTAAGCTGAAACGAGTTATTGCGGGTTTGGGCGCTGGCTTGAAAACGTCTGTCGGAAGTCTGCAAAATTTTCTCGGCGGCAAATTGGGCGCAGCGATTGACAAGCTCAAAGCCAAATTCGCCAATTTCGGACGTTCCAGCCAAAAATCTATGAAGAAAGCAACGGGCGGCGTGCAGTCGTTCGGTGTACGTCTGCGTTCTATCGTTGCGGGCGCGTTGTTCTTCAACTTGATTTCCAAAGCGCTTACGGCAATGGCTGACCGTTTGGGCAAGGCTCTGCTTGCGAACCAAACGTTTGCAAAGTCGTTTGGACAGGTGAAAAGCAACCTGCTGACGGCGTTTCAGCCTATCTATGAATCTATTATTCCGTGGCTGAATAAGCTGATGCAGGCTCTTGCACAGGTAACGGCGCAGATGGCGCAGTTTATCGCGTCTGTGTTCGGTACGACCGCACAGCAGGCGCAGGAAAATGCAAAGGAACTGAACAAGCAAACGGATGCACTGGATTCCACGGCATCGTCTGCGAAGAAAGCCGAAAAGGCTCTTGCATCGTTCGATACAGTCCAGAAATTAACCAATAACAGCAATAACACGACCGACCCGAGCGCACCTAAGTTTGATACGGATTATTCCGCAGTAAAAAATCAGACACCGCAATGGCTCACTGACTTCTGGAAAGTATTTCAGGATTCGTGGGCGCAGTACGGACAGCAGACTATTGAAAGCGCAAAGAACGCTCTTTCTGCGCTGAAAGACATGGTTTTCGCTATCGGTCAGTCGTTTATGGCAATTTGGACGAACGGAACCGGACTTGAAACGCTTAACAACATTCAACTGCTGCTGCAAACTATCTTCGATCTGATTACCGCCATTGCAACGGCATTTACCAATGCGTGGAACACGAATAACACGGGCGAACAGATGTTGCAAGCAATTATGAACTTGCTGAATACGATCATTCAGATTATCACATCTATTGGGCAGGCGTTCATTGCGGCATGGAACGATGGCAACGCGGGACAAATCATGCTGCAAAGCATTATGACCCTCATTACCACGGTGGTTCAGGCAATTAACGCAATCGGTCAAGCGTTTTTAGCTGCGTGGAACGATGGTAATGCCGGACAAACGATGATAAACACCTTGATAAAAATGATTACAGCGATAGTAAACCTCGTGAATTCTATCGGACAGGCGTTTATCACGGCGTGGACTGACGCAGGGTTAGGCGAAAGTATCTTCTCGAATATTCTTTCCATCATCACGAATATTGAGAATGCGATAAAATCACTGGCTGAAAACCTGCAATCTGCGTGGGAATACAACGGGAATGGCGTAGCTATTTGGGAGAGCATCCTCAAAATCATTGATGATGTATTAGCCGGAATTGATAAAATGTCACAGGCAACGGCAGATTGGGCAAGCGGTTTGAATTTTGAACCTCTTGTCACGGCATTTAACAATTTCATGGCAGCGCTCGAACCGGTTGTAGACCTGATTATGAACGGCCTTGCGTGGGCATGGGAGAACGTTTTACTTCCGCTTGCGAGCTGGACTATCGAAGAAGCCGCTCCGGCAGTTCTCAATCTTCTTGCAGCGGCGTTACAGGCAGTATATAAGGTAGTATCTGCGCTGGCTCCGATTCTGCAAACGATTTGGAGCATTATCAAACCTATCGTTCAGTTTATCGGTTTTTCTGTGATCTCTATTATTGAGGGTTTGACGGATACCATTACGAAACTGGGCGACGCTATTTCCTTTGTCCTTAATCTGATTAGCAAAATTGGAAGTGGCATTGGAAGTGGTATTTCGTCGCTTGTTGGCGCATTGGGTGGCGGATTAAGCGCATTTTCGCTGGATTCTCCTACTGCTGCGTATGCACTTGATATCCCCGCCCTTGCAAACGGCGCGGTTATCAGTCCGAACAGTGAATTTCTCGCTCTGCTGGGCGATCAGAAAAGCGGCGTGAACGTGGAAACCCCGCTGTCTACCATGATTGATGCGTTTAACGCGGCGCTGGATGCACGCGGCGGCACTGGAAACAGTAGTCAGCCTATCGAGCTTTACATCGACGGCGCGAAGTTTGCACGCATTACTGGCCCGTACAACAGCGGCGAAACGCGGCGGCGCGGCGTGAGCCTTGTAACAGGAGGTGCATAAATGGAACTTACCGTAGACGGAAAGAAGTACAACGTCCTTGTTACAAGCCTTACCCGCAAATTTCAGGTGCTTGACGGCGAGAACGCAGAGCGAACGCTCAGCGGCGCAATGATTCGCGACATTATCGGTACGTTTTACAACTACGAGATTACGATTCTTCCCGCAGTTGGCAAGTACGGCGACTACGATGCGCTGTACGAGGTTCTGAGTGCACCGCAGGACAGTCACAGAATTGTTGTTCCGTATGCACAGAGCACGCTTACGTTTAACGCATATGTTACTGCTGGACAAGATAACCTCATTCGCAAGAAACCCGGAGAAGCATACTGGACGGGGCTTTCCGTTCAGTTTATCGCAATGGCACCGCAAAGGACGTGACACATGGGAACAAATAAAATTCTTTATCTGAATAAGGTGTTCACGGCAACAGATGTAAAGTCGGGGAATGTGTATCAAGCACGTTCCCCGATTGCTGCATCACAGGAAATTGATACTTTTAGTTTCGATGTATACAGTGAAGACACCACATTAACCGAATTTATCCGCAACACACCATTGACGTATTTCCATAATGATGAACAAATGGGAATCTACTATGTGCAGAAGGTCAGCCGAACGGCTATCAACACATATCATTTCGCCTGCACTTCGACCGTTGGTCTGTTGGATGAAACCTACCACGACGGCGGTATCTATACCGGCGAAACCGTGAAGGAAGTGTGCGAGGATATTTGTTCACCGCTGACGGTTTACGTCAAAACAAATATTGCAAATATTGAGCTTTACGGCTGGCTTCCTATCGCGACGCGGCGTGAAAATCTCACGCAGGTGCTTTTTGCGATTGGTGCTACGTTGAAGGTTGACTTTGACGGTGCAATTCGCATTGAAGGTCTATGGAGCGGCGAGGCAAGCACAATCGACGCAGGCGAAATCTACGCAAGCGGTACGGTTGATTACGCAACGCCTGTTACCGAGGTAATCGTAACCGAACACGCCTATTCGCAGAGCGCAACGGAAACGACGGAGCTTTTCAAGGGTACAACGTCGGCAGGCGACAAAATCACCTTCGACGAACCGTGCTACGACCTCGCGGCATCCGGTTTTTCCGTGCTTGATAGCGGTGCAAACTGGGCAACGGTTTCGGCAGGCTCGGGCGTGCTGACGGGTAAAAAGTATACGCACGTTACTCGGCAGGTAATGCAGCAGATTAAACCGAAAACACGCGAACTCGTTACGCAGTCCGACAATACGGTTAAGGTAGAGAGCGCAACGCTCGTGTCTCTCGTGAACGCAACGGCAGTCGCAGAACGCCTTGCCGAGTATTACAGTCATAATGAGCGTATCAATTACAAAATTGCAACCAAGCGTGAAGTCCCCGGTGATGTAGTGAAAATTGCGCATCCTTACGGCGGCACAGTCTCCGGCTGCATTGAAAGCGCGGATATTACGGTGTCCGGCAAACTTGCGGCAGAGGAAAGTGTGCTGATTGGCTATAAGCCACAGGATATTGGAGAACAGGAATATTACGATACGGTTGAAGTTCTGACCGAAGATGGAACGTGGACTGTGCCGGAAGGAGTGACAAGCGTTCGCGTGGTGCTGATTGGTGGCGGGCAAGGCGGCACGAAGGGCAAAAACGGAGAAAGTGGTAAGGATGACGGTAGACTAATCGATAGAACCTATTATCTTTATGGTTCTGGCGGAAATGGCGGTGAAGCCGGAATGAGGGGGGAGCGTGGGAAAGTATTCCAGACCAATCTCGATTTAGAACCGGGAGAAAAAATCTTGTATACCATCGGCGCGGGGGGAGCAGGCGCAACGCAAGACGATGTATTGGGCGAAAACGGAGGAAAAACTACGTTCGGCGTTCATTCGTCCGCAGAAGGTTCACAACCGACCAAGGAAGGTTATATAGACCCAATAAGCAACAAACAATATTGCATAGACGGAGTGAATGGCGTTGAGGGCGGCAAAGGCACTGGCGGCAATGGAAAGGACGCGCCACCACCAGAAAGTTATGACGAGTTCACGCTTACAGATCTTGATGGCATTGTCTGGAAACCGGGCAAGAGTGATGACACACGCATCGACTACGAGAAACCATCGGAAAAATTAAGTTGGTTCGCCTATGGTGGATTAGGTGGAGGTGCAGCGGTAGGAAGTAACGGATATGACGGTGCTCCCCCGTCAACACCAGAAAGCATACACGAACTTCACGGCGGTGATAGTGGCGCAGGGGCGAATGCCGCAGCACCGAAACGTCAAACTAATTATGGTTCTGGCGGAAATGGTGGGCACGGCGGCGGCGGTGGCGGCGGAGTTAGCGCATATACCGGCATGAAGCTGACTACCGACGGAAGATATGACTATCGTGCCTACCCCGGTGAACCCGGTGCGGGTGGTATTGGCTCCAATGGCGGCGACGGTGCGCCCGGTTGTGTCCTCATCTACTACCGCGTATACCGCGCAAGCTCTGCCGGACGGTTTACCACCCGTGACGGCAAAGGCTTTAATGAGAAATTCACAAGAAAGGTGGTTGTGTAATGCCTGATACTTATATATCGCAGTTTAGCGGCGAAGAAATCGACTCTGCGCTGAGAGCGGCGCAGATGATCTCCGGTGCATCTACGCCTGCTGAACTGAGGAAGAAGCTCGAAATCCGAGGCGATACCATTCCGGTCAGCGCTGGGGATTCAACATTGATTTCTGAGGCATTGACGAAAATCCCCACAACGTCCGGTGGCGGTGTCAACCCCAATTTGCTCGATAACTGGTACTTCGGCAACCCCGTGAACCAGAGAGGGCAGACGGAGCTTGCGAGCGGCAACTGGAGCACATATTTTATTGACCGGTGGCTTGCCACAGCATCTGAATGCGCGTATGCAATCACTGACGACGGTATTAAAATCTCGAAATTACCGCATCAGTACCAGCAGATTTGGCTGCAAAAAATGGAGCGGATGGAGAAACGAACGTATACGCTGTCGTTTTTTCTAAAGGACATTGGACTGCTCAGCCTGACATTTACTCCGCAAGGCTCGGACTACACGGAACAGACTTTAGACGGCGGATTTATTATTTCGTTTACATCTGAGGCTAACCTTAAGAACCCTGCAATCAGATTACTTACCAGTGCATCTGTAACAGTTTCTGATGTAACCATCCTCGCCGCCAAACTCGAACTTGGCGACACACAAACCCTTGCTCATCAGGATTCTTCTGGTAACTGGATACTTAACGAAATCCCGGATTTTGGGGAGCAGCTGAGAAGGTGTATGTACTATGCAGAGAAGGTCGAGAGTAAAGATACACCCGCAATCACAAACTCTACGTTTGTTCCTTCTGGTGCTACAAGTGCAGTATTCATTCTTCCTTATGCTAGGAAACGTACAGTACCAGCAATCAATTTTAACGATGTAAGTAACTATCGAATTATCGCACGATCTATTTCTGGTGAAACTACTGCGTTTTCTGTAACAGCTATATCACATTTAGATGTTGGTAGAACAAAAGCAGCTATTCTCGTGTCTTTTAACGCAACTGACAAAGACTATTACTGTTTCTTGCAGCGTTCTGATAACGAACCCGCTGGATATGCCTTTATTTCCGCCGACCTGTAAGGAGGTGACACACCATGCAAACCCCAAAATCCCGTGTATACGCCCTTCTGGATAGTGAAAGCCGTGTTTTGCGGCTTGAGGGAGAGTATTCTCTCCCCGCAAGCCTCGACGGCTGGACGAAAATTGATGAAGGCTATGGCGATAGATTTTCGCTCGCGCAGAGCCATTATCTCGATAAGCCACTCTATGACGGCGCGGTTCCGCGTTATAAGCTCGTAGACGGCAAGGTGGTAGAGCGCACTGCCGAGGAAATCGAGGCGGACAAGGCGGCGTTACCTAAACCTGAGCCAACCGCAGAGGACGACACGAACGCTATGATCGTAGACCACGAATACAGGCTGACCCTGCTTGAGCTGGGTCTCAACGAATGAAAGGAGCAAACACAATGTTATTTCGTACTTTGAAGCGCATGATCGAGAAGAACCAGACCGACGGCCTTGCAGACAAGATCGACATCTTTTTTGCAGCAGGCAAGCTCACCGAAAGCGAGTACAACACGCTGACCGAAATGCTCAAGCAGGAGGCGTAACATGAAGGGCGCAGAAAACACCGCTGCAACGAACATGATCGTCGATGAGTTTTTTCCGAAGCGTATCACGCAGCGAGAAGATAATCCAAAGGTGCGCGAGGAAATGCGTCGGCGCAAACTGACAGAGCAATATCTGGAACAACGTTACAACAGAAAGAGAGACAGATGATGGATAATGTAAACAATTTTAAGGCGGCTGTTACCGCTTGCATTGCCGTCCTTACCGCCCTGTGGGGGTGGTTCGGCTGGCTTGTCGTGCTGTTTGTCGTGGCAATGGCGGCGGACTACCTGACGGGCACTGCGGCGGCAATGCAGAAAGGGAAATGGTCAAGCAAGGCGGCAAGGGACGGCATTTTTCACAAAGTCGGTTCTATCGTAGTGGTTGCAGTCGCAGGCGGCGCGGACTTGCTTATCGGCATGGTTTGCGACCATCTGCCGGGCGTGACGCTGCCGTTCGAATATACGGTTCTGCTGTGCCCTCTGGTGGTGGTCTGGTACACACTGACGGAACTCGGCAGTATCGTGGAGAACGCGGTTTCCCTCGGTGCGCCTGTTCCGGCGTGGCTGCAAAAGGCACTTTCCGCCGCAAAGGACGCGGTGGACAAAATCGGAGATGATGAACAGTGAAAATCACTTTTAAGGGCTGTAACCCGAGTAACTACCGCAAGGGCAGAGAGTTTCCCGTGCACTGGATTGTTCTGCATTTCACCGCGAACAACGGCGATACGGCACAGAACAATGCAGATTTTTTCGCAAGAGAAAGCGGCCTGCGTGCCAGTGCGCACTACTTTGTAGACCCGAACGGCGTTGTGCAGAGCGTAAAGGACAGCGACACGGCATGGCATTGCGGCAGGGAACGCGGCGGCAGTTACTACAACGACTGCCGGAACGCTAATTCCATTGGCATTGAAATGTGCAGCGTTATCCGTAATGGCGTGTACGTTATCCCCGAGGAGACCATGAAGCGTGCCGCAAAGCTGACCCGTGAGCTGATGGCAAAGTACCATATTCCGGTGTCGCGCGTGTGCCGTCACTACGATGTGACGCACAAGCAGTGCCCGGAACCGTGGGTACGCAATCCACAGTTGTGGCAGAAGTTCAAAACCATGCTGACAGAGAAAGAGGTTGAAGATATGACTGAACAGCAGACACGAAACATTGCAAAACAGGAGATTGCCAACGCTGAAAAGGCAAAGAAGGTTTACGACACGGTAGACGCAGTACCCGCATGGGGCAAGGCAACCGTACAGAAGCTCGTGAACAAGGGCTTTTTGCAGGGCGATGATAAGGGCAAGCTGGCACTGACGACCGACCTGCTGCGCCTGCTGGTTATAAACGACCGTGCGCACCTTTACGGCTAAGTTGCGGACGGACATAAAAGATGGTATAATCCTATCAGGATTGAAAAAACGCATTGTTCCTGCGCTCCCCGAAGCCTTATGAACCTACATAGGGTATAGACGTAGAGGACGTGGGACGGTGTGTTTTTATAGGGTGCGAAGCGCGAAAGTGTGTCGCACCCGATTTTTTTATACAAGGGGAAAGATATGCGGTGACACCATAACGAGGGGATACCGCATGAAATTAACGGAATTTACAAGGCCGGAGGTGGAATACTTCCGGCGTGAGTGCAATTTTACACCAGAAGAACGCGCCGTGTTTGACCTGCGAACATCGGCGCGCTCTATTACTCAGATTTGCATGACGCTGCACATGAGCGAAAGCACGGTGCATCGTCGGTTGAACAGCATCAAATGCAAAATGCTGCGCGTGCTGTGACAGCAAGTTGACAGATTTGTGACAGGTTTTCACGCCCGGCAGACCTTATACTGAAAGGGTAAGGAGTGATCGCATGAGTTACGAACAGAGACTTGAACGCATGGGGTATGACCCTGAGTGCGCTCGTCGCATTGTAGCAGTTTACCGCAACGCAGGCAATACAGATTGCTTAGAGGAGTATATATCCTACAAAGAGGCGGTAAGTAAATCCATCAGCGAACACGTTACGGAGGTGCTGGGTTAAAATGGCATATCCTTATGGTTACACTGGCTACACGCCGCAGTATCAACAGCAGTACCCGCAACAGCCAATGCAGACACCAATGCAACAGCAGGTGCAATCTCCACAGCATATTGTTCGACCTGTGGCAAGCGTGGAGGAAGCGCGTGCGGTACAGACGGACTTTTCCGGTGCGCTTACTATCATGCCGGACACGGCGCACGGCGCGATTTACACCAAACAGCTTAATTTGCAAACCGGCTGTGCCGACTTTGTGATGTATCGCAGAGCACAGGAGCCGGAAACGAATAAACCTGCGGAAATAGATTTGTCAGATTATGTTCCGAGAACGGAATTCAACGAGCTTATCCGACGGTTTAACAAGTTATGCGAACAACTGGGAGGTGCAAACGATGGTAAATAATCCGATGATGCAGGTGTTGCAGCTTATGAGGAACGGCGGAAATCCTATGATGATGCTGAACCAAATGACCGGCAATAATCCTATGGTGAGCACCCTAATGAAATCTATGCAGGGTAAAAGCCCGGACGCACTGCGGCAGATGGCAATGAACATTGCAAAGGAACGAGGAATCGACCTCGATCAGTTTGCACAGCAGTTCGGCATGAACATCAAGTAAATACGAAACTGTAAAAAAACAGACGATTTTTTACGGTTCCCTTTTCAGTTACGGAATCTTGATGAAAATCCGACGTGAATTTGTCATGTTCGGAAAGCGTACGGTTCCGATCAAATATAACTGAAAAGGAGAATTACACTATGAGTGACGATTCGATGGCTCTGGGTTATGCACTGGGTCAGGACAACAACGGTAGCAACAATGGCTCCGGTATGTGGGGCGGCGATGGCTCGTGGATTTTCGCATTTCTGATTATTGCACTGATTTTCGGCGGCAACGGCTGGGGCTGGGGCAACAACGGCGGCAACGGTGCGAACGGCGCAGGATATCAGGGCGCGGTTACTCGCTCCGATCTGTGCAGTGAGTTCAACTTCAACAACCTGTCCCGTTCCGTTCTCGGCATTCAGGACGGATTGTGCAACGGCTTTTACAGTATGAACAACGGAATGCTTACCGGCTTCAACACGCTCGGCAGCGCGGTTTCTAACGGCTTCCACGGTGTAGACAACGCAATTTGTCAGCTCGGCTACCAGAACGCACAGCTTATCAACGGCGTAAACCAGAACATGAACACTGGCTTTAACGGCGTAACTGCTGGCCTTACTGCTCTGGGTACGCAGATGGCAAATTGCTGCTGCGATACTCAGCGACAGGTGGAGCGTGGTTTCTGCGATACCAACTACAATGCCGCTACCAATGCGCGTGATATCATCCAGTCTACGCACAGCGATACCGACCGTATCATTGCACGGATTGACCAGATGGAAACTGCGCGTCAGGCAGAGAAGATCGCGGCGCTCCAGACGGAGAACCAGACCCTCAAGTTCGCTGCTTCTCAGGAGGCACAGAACAACTATCTGGTAAACGCTCTGCGCCCAGCTCCGGTTCCGGCATTTCCTGTTCCGGCACCTTACCAGTTTTCCGGCTGCGGCTGCAACACCTGCTGCGGCCTGTGAGAGATACGTTCAGCCGGGGGCATTCCCCCGGCTTTGATAGGAGGTTTTGATTATGGCTTGCAAGCCTGTACAAAAACTGTGTCCGAACCTGCGTATCTCACAGGGCGTGACTTACGCAAGCGGCGTGCTGACGGTGAACATTCCGGCGGGAGATTACCAGAACGGATGCGTATACGGAATCGTAATCGCTCAGAACATTCCGAGCACAACGATCATCGGCGCACCGGTAGTAATCACAATCGGCGACGGAACGGTAACGTATCCGCTGCTGAAATGCAACGGCGCACAGGCGACAGTGTTTAATCTGGACACCCGTCACAAATACCTGTGTCGCGTTGTCACTTCGTCCAGCGGCGGCAGTTTCCGAATGCTCGGTAATTCCTGCTGCTCTCATTCTGACGCGCTGCGGTCTGTTAACGGCACAGCGCCGACGGTGTAAGGGGGTATCATCATGAAACGAGGAACCCGAATGCTGTTGATGCAGCACACCCGCCGAGAGAATGCTTCGCCGGAGGAATGGAGAATCCGCAAGACGTACCCCGAAAATCGCCAGCATTACGGCGTGCGGTATCGTTACAATCATATTGAGCCTTACGGTTACTATGACGAGCGTATTCACGGCGGCGAACCGGAGATGCGGAATTATCGCCGTTATTCTGACGGACGCTTTGCACCCAAAAGCAGCATGGAATATCCGGAGTATGACGAGTACCCCGATTACGAGGACGAGATGCGCCCTATTGGCTTTCGTGACGATGATGCTTACATGGGGGATACTTCTTATGTAGGTGACAAGACGCACGGTTCTGAGCGCACTATGGGCTATGCTTCCAGTACGCACACCGGACGTATGACTAAGGACATGGCGGACGAATGGCTGCACAACATGCAGAACGCTGATGGCACGACCGGCCCGCACTGGACGTTTGAACAGTGCAAGCAGGTAATGCAGCAGCACAACTTGAATTGCGACCCGGTAGAATTTTGGGTGGCAATGAACGCTGTATACTCCGACTTTGGCAAGGTCAACGAGAAACACGGCATCCGCAACATTGATTACTATGTTGACGCTGCTTGTGCGTTCTGGCTCGAAGACAAGGACGCAGTGAAGAATAAGGAAGCGGCATACTATCTCTATGTTGTGAAGCATTGAATGAAGGGAGGGCAAATGTCCTCCCTTTATTGCGGTGTTGAAGTCCCGCGCTATCTGTGGTACAATGTATAGGTCAAGTGGGACTAAACATGGGACTAAAATTTTTGAAATGTCAAAAGTTCAGACATACTGTGGGGTTTCGAAATTTCACCTCGTCCTTGGTAAGGATGAGGTCACCAGTTCAAATCTGGTTAGCAGCTCCATGAAAAACGCCTGATCATTTGATCAGGCGTTTTTCTTTTACTGTAAACCGCGATCTTTGTCGAGAAATGGCGATAGAAAACTATTTTCACCCCTTGCCAGTCGATTTTTGAAATGATAAAATATGTATAGGGAGATGTCGAT